TATCTAGACTAAATTTATCAAACTCTTTTTCTTTATCGTAGTCTATTTCAATTCCTAAGTAAGGCTTAGTTCCTATTTTATCTTCAATCATCTTGGATGTCCTGTAAATGTATAGCCATTATAGCATAATGAATTATTTTTAGCAAGTCTGCTTGGTTATGTCCGTTCTTTTTTCCATACCTCATAGCATACTTTATAATATTACCAATACAAAATCCTTCTCCATGTCCGTTATCAAATATAACATCTGTTGCTTGATAATCTCCATAAGCATAATGTTTCTCATAAGTTTTATCTACATATCTTTGTATTTGTTTTATTGTTTTGCCTTCATTAAATTTATAATTCACTACTTCTCCACTCCTTTGGTAAACTCTCTTCGTTATACCATGTAAAATTATTCGCCTCTGCCCATTCAGCATGAGTTCTTTTTGTTCCGTCTTTTCTTTTCTTAGCATAAGGCATAGGTGCAAAAGGTTTTTGAAATAAAAACACTAACTCAAATTCTCCTACTGCTTCTGTTAAAGCCTCTCTTATCCAAATATATTTACTGTACTCAGCGTAATCCCAGAACCTACCTTTAGCTTCTAGTAATATTGTTTGTCCATTAATAACTTTTATAAAGTCTGGTTCATATTTATGTTTAACAATATAATCTATATATTCATTATGATGTTCCCAATCTTTTAAAAGAGATTGATGTATTTCATATTCCCAAATACTATCATACCCTTTAGGTACTCCAGTCTTTTTAGGTCTAGGTTTTCTTGGTACTCTTCTAGGCATTGTCAATAGAAGAATCGTAGTTCTTAACTAGCTTCCAATATGTTAGTATACTATTAAACATACCTAAATGTCTATCATGAGATTCTTCATCCCATATATGACAAGCAATTAACTCTGTATCTTTTCTGTCTACAAAGATAGAAACTCTTTGTGGATTATCAAAACCACAGCCCTCTGCATAAGCAGATAACTGCATACCATGTTCATCGTATACTAATTTAGCAGGGTCTTTACCTTCAAGGTTATCTTTAGTTTTAAAGTCTACAAAGATACCAGATTTAGAATATAAATCTATCTTACCACCATAGCCTGAATCAGCACAGAAAGAATCTTCTGCTATCCACTCTTCATCAGGAAAATTATTATCTAACCAAGTTTTAATTTTCTTATATGGTTTAGTTTTAGATATACCTAAGAAACCTTTTTCAATTTGGTAATGAATTTTAGTTCCTTGCTTTGCAGCTTCTATACCAATCTTCTTTGAATCCATCTTACATCTGTAAGCAAAAGAGTCAAAAGATTCTCCCTCATTTTTTTCAAGAGTAAGTGCAGAATTTAAAGCTTGATTTATCTTCCAATTTTCTAAAGATGGCTTGGCTATCATACCAAGAATAGTAGTAACAGAAGGAACAAGACCTAGACTTTTAGCATCTCTAAGTGTTGTGTTTCTTTCTTTACCATTAGCACCTATGATTGTATACATAGGCTCTCCATCTTGAGCATACCAATGTCCAGACTCAGACGTAAATTTATTATAGCTATCTAATTTAGTTTTGTCAATATCTTTTTTATTTTTCACGATGATTTACCCACCTTAATTTTCTTGTCTCTGGAATGAACAGTAAAAATCTAACATCTGACTTTACTTGTTCCGGAGTTCTTGTTGATTTTGATTGCCAATGTGCCTTTTGATTAGTTCTTTTTTTTAACCCTGCAGTTTTAACATCTACTAATTTAATGTTACCTTTAGGGTCTCTTACTACTAAATCTATAAGACCATCACAACCACAATTTTTAAAGACTTCATATCCATTATCCCATAACCAAGTCACAGCATAATATTCTGCTAAGTCTCCTTTTCTGCTGGATGATTTTTCTTTAATGTGTTTCATACCAATTATCTCCTATCTTATATTCTCCCGTTAAAGGACAACGCATGTTAAAATAACTACTTGCTTGTTCAATAGATTCAACACCTAATCTACCAACACAATCTGCTTGAGATTCTTTTACTTGTATCTGCCATTCATCATGAATATTGGCTACAAATTTAGCATCAAAAGTATTTAAGTTTATCCGTTCTTGTAATATGCACATAGCTTTTTTCATAACAATAGCACCTCCACCTTGTAATAAAGTATTGAGTGCAGCGTGTTGACTACGTACATATATCTTTCTACCATCTAATCCTTTTAAGAAACCTCGTTCAGATGCTTTCTGTACTTTATCTTTTAAAGTTCTAAGTGATGGTAAGTTTTTAAAGAAAGTTTGTTTTAATTGTTTACCTTTCTTTAATCCACCACCTGCAACACTTCCTATTTTAGCATCTCCTGCACCGTAAACTAAAGCATATATAAATGTCTTAGCTTGGTCTCTAGTTTTTAAACCTGCAAGGTTTTGATTAGTTGTATGAATATCTCCATTGATAACCTCTTCAATATACTCAGGGTCATTCATATAATGTGCTAACATTCTAAGTTCTAAACCACTAGCATCTATACCTACAAGTTTATATCCTTCAGGTACAGTCCAACATGAACGACACTCTTTACCATATGGACTACCTGCATTAGGTACTTGTGCCATGTTAGGATTTCTATGTGTCATTCTACCTGTGATAGTTCCGTTAGGTATTACACTACCATGAACTCTATCTCCTTTAAGTTCATCTATCCAAGATGTAACTTGTGCAATTCTTTTTTGATAGAGTAAAAAGTCTGCTATTAGTTTAGCTTCACGGATGTGTTCAATTTTTTTCAAAGTACCTTCATCGACAATAGGCTGACCTGTAGGTGTAAACTTTTTAGGAACCCAACCAAAGTCTATAAGATATTCTCCAATTTGTTTACGACTACCTAAATTAAAGTCAACTAACTTCTGTCTCATAAAAGGTTCAACATTTTTATTTTGAATACATCTATTATATTCTTCATCAGTAAGTCCTCGTTTAGATAACTCACCATCTTTTCTTACATAAGGAGTTACTAACTTATCATCAACTAGTTTAGGTTTAAATGTATTATGTACTTCATCTTCTACTTTTAATTGTTTATCTTTTAATTCAGCAAGAAGTTCCATAGCTTGTTGAGTATTAAAAAAGAACCCAGTATTCTCTTGTTCTTTCATTATCTTAGCTACATCATGTTCTATTTTAATAGAATCATTACTAAATATTTTACCTTCTTTTATTAGAAAATTATAAACAGATTCATTTAGTTTAACATCTTGAATACAATACTCTAACATTTCAGGAGTATAACTATCAAAGTTTTGAGGTTGCTCTTGTTTTAACAAACCTACACGCCAACCCCAAGCTTTTAAACTATGTCCGTTCTCACGAACAGGATTAAATAATCTTGACATAACTAATGTATCTTCTATCTTACATTTAAACTTAACATCATAAAGTTTTTCTAATACAGGTATATCATATCCTATAATATTATGACCGATAAGAGTATCAGCTTGTTGTAAGAATTTAATTCCTTCTTCTATCTGTGTGTTATCAAATGTGTGTGACTCACCATTTAATTCTTTAGCTACAATACACCAGACATTGTTAGGATTAAGTCCATCAGCTTCTATGTCAAATATTATTTTAGAATTGTTCATTATCAAATGTCTCCTCTTCTGATACTTCAAACAATCTACCTGTATCAGGATTGTATCTAAGACCACAAGCTAATCCTGTGTCCCCTGTATATCTAGACTTTAATACCCTTACTTTTGTGGTATTAGCTTCTTCAGGATTAGTGGCTTGTTGATTTCTTTCTAATGCAATAACACAGTCTGATAGTTGTGCTATACCTTGTGAGCCTTTAAGGTGTGACAAGGATACTTCAATACCTTGCTCATGTCCTTTATCACCTGCTGCTCTTCTAAGGTGAGATACTAATATCATACCAACTCCTGTTTCTTCTACAAGACTGCGTAATTTATTCATTAACATATCAATACCTCGTCTCTCGTCTCCTTCATGGAGGACATTGACAAGCATATGTAAGTGGTCAACCACTACCCATTTACATTCACAACCTACAATAATATATCTAAGCTTTGCAAAGATATCATCAATGTCAGTAGCACCTAAATGAGAGTGAATAAATACCCTGCCTTTAGGTATAGTTTTATCAAACAAATTTAAAAGGTCATCGTCTGTATAATTCTTACGCTTTTCAGATAAATATATTCTATCATTAGCTTCAATAGATAAGATACCGTCAGCAGTTCTTAACCAGTTTTCTTCAAGAGCAACGATACCTACATTGTCTTCTGTATTTTTAATAAGCCAATGTTCCAGCTCTCTAGTCACACTAGACTTACCAAGACCTGTTCCACCTGTAAGGGTAACAAGTTCTCCTTTACGGATTCCATATAGTTTCTTATTTAATCCTTCCCATGGATATGCAATACTTTCCTTTTCTTCTCTATGTAACCAATCACCTTTTTGTGATGATAGTTCCATGATTCCTGAAGGTGTGTATGTCTTAGCATTCCACCATGCTTGAGTAAACTCTTGGAATTTCTTTTGCTTAAGCATTTCATTTGCATCTTTAAATCCATTTGGGAATGACATGATTCTAGTCTTATTAGGCTTTAGTATTTTAGCTACAGCTTTGGCTGCTTGTTTACCTGCCTTGTCATTATCAAAACATAACACTACATTATCAAATGATTCTACAAATTCTATACTCTCTCGTATATCTTTTATTGCAGAAGAAGCTCCACGCTTTAAAGATACTACTGACCACTTACCTTGAAAGAGTTCATGTACTGCCATAGCATCACACTCTCCCTCAGTAATTGTTAGATACTTACCACCTGTATTTCCATACAGTTGCTCTCCAAACAGACCTGTGTTTTCAAATGTACCATTACATGCAAAGTTTTTGTTTGCTACAAATCTTGTTTTAGTTCCTACAATTTCATTACCATTAAAGTATGGATAGATATGTTGAGTAACATTATTGTTTCTATCCTTAACCATCTTAACACCAAACTTGGTAGCTGTATTTTCAGAGATACCTCTGTCAGTTAAAGCACCATAAGCACCAGTATAAGATGTAAGAAATGTATTATCTGGTTTTGGTTTGTTAGTCATTTCAATTACCCTTCCTGTTGATTCGTTTTGATAGTCTGTAAAAAATGTATCACAACTAAAACATTTAGCAGAGCCATTATCATTTAATGATACAGCATCGCTACTGCTACATCTTGGACATGGTAATTTGTGTTTAATAAATTGAGTTCTTTCTTGTTGCATTCTATCTCCTATAAAAAGTGAGGCGTTGTATTTGGATTATTCCTTTAAGTCCCATCCAAGTTTTAGGACACCTCGTTACAATTAAGAGTCTTCTTCTGTTGAAGTTTCCTCTTCTTCTTCTGTTGGTGTTTCCACCACAGCTTCAGGACAATCAGCTAATAAAGTTTCTAACTGACCTTGATGTCCTTGAGTAGCAAAGTTTAGTGCTTCAACTATAGTATTTAATGTTCCCATTTTATTAATACTAACATTAGCATTTAATTGAGTATCATTGTTTTCTATTTTTGAAACATCATAAACTGTTTCGCCACTTTCATTTCTAATAGTAATAATCATATTAAAATTCCTCGTCATCATCAAAAAATTCAGAGCCGTCTTGCGACTTATACTCCACCAAGTCTACGATTTGAACAGCTTGTAAGTCAAGACCTTTTCCTGTCTTACCTGCATACTCCCAATCATATTCGTTGTATTGAACTCTAACTTTAGAGCCATTACCAACAGCAAGATGTACTTCTTGTTTGTTCTGGTCTAGTAATCTAGGAGCAACCCTGACCATACCATTTGGTCCGTTTACTTTACGCTTAATTACTATAGCAGAACCTTCATCCATCTGCTTAATATTATGTCCTCGAGAAGCAAAGTCATTTGCTGTCTCTTCATCAACAACTAAGTTGACTGTGTACATAGGTTCAAATGTCGTATTAGGCTCTTTAATACTTGCCCAATACGCAGTTCCTTCTACTATCATATTTACCTCCTACGGTTTAGTTAATAGTTCGTTAAAAATTGAGAGAGTTTCGAGCTGACTACTCTCGGAGTCATGGACTGAAGCCAAACCAAATCGTTTACATTTGGAGATAGAGGGCTTAAAGTTCTTTGGTTGCTCGATGTCATGTTACACATCATACACCAATACTCATTCAATGTCAAGTAAATTATCTATTTTATTTAAATTAACATCATCTAGTATTGTAACTATAAAATTATCTCCTTGATACTCAACAGTATGAGCAATATCTATACCTGATTTTTCTTTTATAATTATAAGACTCTCTGTAAAATATCTGTATTCTTCTTTATTCATTGTTGCTTTCATTTTATTTCCTCTAAATAATGTATTAAATCATACAATCTTTTTTCTACATCATTTACTTTTTCATTCATTAAAAACCACATTGAAAACATCATTCCAACTATAGCTATTTGTACCATTAAATTATGTTTCATCTTCCTTGTCCTCTATATGCTTTATAACTTCTGCGTTTATGTTTGTTCATGTGAGCTGTTGATATTTTAACACCTCTACCACGACCACCTGTGCCTTGTGATGTTACTTTTTTAACATGCTCTATACTTTGTATTACTTTAGTTCTTAATGCCATTACATATCTCTCCCATATTTATCGTAAAAATATTCACACCATTGATATTCTTTTTGATGTTGAATATTTAAAGCAAATAAAGCAATTAGTAGTGCTATAATAATCCCTATATAATTTAAATCTTTAATGCTGAACTTCATTATATTTTTCCCTCCATATTTTTAAATGCATCTTGTAAATCTATCTCAGATATATTACCCCTGAGTTCCCTCAACTCTATAATATTCATATCATTTATATCCCAAGATTTATTATCTTTAGTTCTTGTTACATTTTTTATACCCTCAACCATATTGATACCTATCATAGTATCAATAGCAGAATAAATAGAACTACAATAAGTTTTAAGTTTATCATTCTTTCCATTTATTACTACATCAATTATATATTCATCCACTATTTGTTATCTCCTGTAATTCTTTATAAGTTGTTATGTGTGGATTACGTTTAAGATGTTTCATAATCCACTTGTCTGTCATATAAGACAGATAAAGTTGTCCTTGACCAAAGGCATGAGTTTGTTCAGGAAGTAATCCCTCAACATTATCAACAGTAATTGTACTGGCTTGGTCTTCAGGCAATAAAGTACGAAGCCATTCAACTTGTATAGGTTTGACTAGCTTTCTAAGTTTTTTAATTTGTTTTGAGTTCATATTATTTCCATGCAGTAAATTCCATATAAGGTGTTTCTCTGTGTCCTTCAGGTAACCATTCTACCACATCTTTTATCTCTTGTAAAGATAAAGTTGTAGATACACTATTACCTTCATCATCATGTCCCATAATAAGACCTTTACCTGCTAAAGGTTTACCATAAATAGTAAAGTATCTATTATCTTTTAATAGTCCTTCATCATCAATATACAAATCATCTTTATCTGATAGTGATACAATATCAAATGTGCTACACTCTGTTAATAAATATATGTCTTCTATGTTTCCTAGTATGTTTACCTCTTTGATTGTTTCATCAAATGGATTTATTAATATTCCTTTCATATTGTTATCCTCCCGTTTTCAAATATGTTTTCTGCAATAAAAAATAATATATCATCTCTATCATCATCTGCATGAAGTCCATAGACATCACAGATTGTAAAGATTTCTTGTTCAAGTTCTCCCTTTTCATCAAGGGTTTCTACTTCTTGTATTATCTTTTCAAATTCTTTTTCATTGTGTTGGTTGCTCATTATAAATCCTCCGATTAATTATTATTGCATTGTGTATTGTTCAGAAGTAATTGGTGTTTCTTCATCATTTTCTGTGTCATTTCTTACATACTTTCTTAATATTCTAATCGCATGGATAACATCTAGTTCCATAATGTCTATCCATTCTTCACGACTGTCACTATAATAACTCATGTTAGAGTACATGTCAACAGGTAATTTTCTACCTAATACTTCTTCTATTTTTATTGCTTGTTTAAGTTTCATTGTTATCTCCTTTAATATATCTATATGTATCTTTATTCCATTTTAAGTTTAACAAATTAGTTAATCTCCATTTAATTGTATCTAAATTAGAAACATCAGACATATAAACATCTTTAATTTCTGTATAATTATCTAGCATACTATCAATTTGATTGACATATGTACACCAATCATGCACCTCTTCTGGTGTTAGTTCTATTGTTGTTTTAGTTTTTAAATGTTTTACTTTCATATTATCTCCTTGTATAAAATTAATATATTTAAAAGGACAGGTA